GTAGCTGCTAAAATTATTTTACCAAGTCTTAGAGGGCCAGTAATTTTGCCTTGGTGCGGGCAACCCTCGCACCCTCCAGGATTATTCCGTTCAAAAACTTCACACCCGTGTGGTCCTTCAGCGTTACGTGCTTTAGCATCCGCAGCATCAAACGAATACTCGGGATGGTGCTCAGACATCTTTATAATCGCGTCCGTTCTATCCTCGCATTTGTTAGCTACCGAGAGCGCATCGAACCACCGAGGCTCCACTAATGTCTCTTGGTTAGTAAAGCAGTCCAGTAACTGGGCACACCCATCTCCGGTGGCAGTACGGCGCATAATTTTGGAAAACTTATATGCACTATTGCAGTCCTTAGCAGTAGCTAAATAAGCACCTAGTTTAGATACACGTTTAGGCGGGGATTCTTTAATGCCCAATAACTTGGAAAAGTGTTGGAACTCGACGGGTTCGGCCTTAATGGGATCTCCCAGCACACCAACGAGAAGGGGTTGTTCCCCCTTGAAATTGTAAGTGCCAGGAATACGGAGTATGCGGGCCACTTCAAAGACGGCATTATCTACATAAAACTTGTGGGTTAGACAAAGTTCCCGGAGTCTTTCCGCAACAGGCTCCCACTCTTCTCTCGTTATTTCGGTAGTTAATACCCAGTAGACATGCAAGCCTCTCCCAGAATTCACCACGATAGGCAGAGGCAACCCAACAAGAGTACAGAACCCCTGAAGGGCTTTGGCTGCTTCAGGTTGAGTTAGGTAGCCGCCAGGGATACCGGTCTTAGGGTTGGGTACCGCTTTGTCTTTTCCGCAGTCCAGGTCCAGCCAAAACGCTTTGACTGCTTTTACGTTAGCCTTAGTGCGGTTCGCGTCAGTAGCATATTTAGCTACTGCAAAAAACACATTTCGCCGTTGCTTAACATAGCGTGCTACTAATGCATCTACTTCTTGACGAGTGGCTACAAGAGTTTGTTTTACATCATCTTTGCCGCCGTCCTTCTTTAGAATACCTGTAACACAGAACCAGCCATCAGCTGGTTGTACTGTATTTAGAAGGTCAAATTCAGCCATTTACTTTTTTTAGGGGGAGTTGTCTCCCCAAGTTACCTCGGAGTAATTAAAAAGTTACCTCACTTGATGGGCTTGAATGACTCTAAAAAAGAGTGGACTTTATCTACAATGGTGGGATGAGGGTCGCTCACTCCACAAAACCAATTGTAGATCGTCTGTCTGCTAACTCCTAGTTCTTCGGATATATCGGCCACAGAAGTGTTACCTCTAATGCACACTTTTCCGAGCTTAACTCCGAGAAGCTTTTGGTTAGCTTTTTTATTAGTTTCAATCAGCCGTGCGCTGTACCCATAGCTCATGGTTCATTCATCAGCCCAAGCTGACAGAACCTCGGCAATATCGTCCTTGAGAGGGGGTTCTTCTTTCTTGGTTTCCCTCTTTATAGGTTCGGCAATTGGCTCCCCTACTTCAGCAGGTTCCTCGTCAGGTTCATCACTACGTATAACATCAGGAGCGGGTAGTTTGGTTACATTGTCTGTCTGACCGACAGTAATGCGAGTGTAGCGGCTGGCGTCAGGGTGGTCCTGCGCTCTTTTAACTTCGGCCCACTCCTTATCTGATACACTCCGCAGCGGGGTAAAAAGTAATTCCATTGCCTCCGCATTCGTATCATAGCTGATGGTGGTAACCACTTGGTCTGGTGCTTCACCATTTGCACGCAAGTAATTAATGTAGCTCTCAAAGGGGTGCATATTACTAAGCCCTTTCCCAAATAAAGACTTGGCCGCTATATTAAACTGGTATATGTCACCAGATGTATCGCCTTCTACCAGCACAGAGATACGGCGTTGGTACCGACATGCTCTGCTCTTACCCTCGCCTGACCCTTGTATGTTTTTAAGGCAATCGGCACAGTTAGTATGCTGCGGGTCACTTGCAGCTGCTTCTGGTTTATCTCCCAGGTTAGACCAGCAATTAGGCAAAGTGGCATCCTTATTAGGGTCATACTTTTCCTTGTACCAAATACGTGACACGTTGGGGAGAGTCCATATAATGATGACATTTATCTCACCAGGGATAGGATCGCCTACCTGTTCTCCATTAACCAAGCGTTTGAAAACCCCATTGGTATTGGTTTGTATTCTCCTGCTAGAAATGCCAGAAGAACCTTTAGAAAGCTCTTCAGCGAGCCTACTGGGTGGCCTATTTTGAATGGCTTGGGAGGTCTGTTGCTTAAATATTGATACATTGGTATTCATCATGTTCTCCTTACTTACTTGTGGGCTTTCTGACTTGTATGGTGTAAGCCTTCTCGGAATGAAGGCCCACAGGTAAGCTTTCTGGGTTGTCTTCTAAAAATTCCTGCATCGCTTTGATGTTAATACGTTTATCTAAAACGTGGGCAGCATCGTTGTCATGGATGAACTTGTACATCGCAGCCCAGTCACTGGTCCAATACTTGGTACGCACAACTCTAAAGAAAGTACCAAACTCAGTTACAACAGATTTGACCTTGTTCTCCTTGCAATGGGTTAATAACTCCTCCCCCACTCTTTCAAAGTCTTCCTTTATATCTGCAATTTGAGCTTTGTGTTCAGCTTCTTTCTCTCGGATCGTTTCACGTATTTTTATATAAACTCGGACTAATTCATCTGCGGTTGGCATCGATATATCCCACTGAAAAAAATAAAAGTATCACAAGGATATCATCCTGTTTGACAAAGTCAAGCACCTATACCGATTTCCTGGCGATACAGGTCAATTATTTTATTATGGTTGAGAATGTTGCCTTGAAGCATCGTGTAAAGCCTGGCTTCAACGGCGCTCCCTTGCACATGGATTACTGTCATTGGGTGCTTTTGTCCAGGGCGATTGATGCGGGCATTGGCTTGGAGGTAGGTTTCAACACTGGTGACTGGGGCATACCAAAGCACTGTGTCAGCCGCCGTCAATGTAAGGCCGTGGGAAGCCGCTTGGGGCTGAATAATAAGCACTTGAGGGTCAACCTTATCTTGAAAATCAGACACTATATCGGTGCGTTTATTGACGCTAACCCTCCCATTGATTACTTCGGAGCATATCCCTTCTTTGGTAAGGAACTTATATAGTAGCTCGATGGTGTGAGTGAAAGGGACAAACACCAGCACCTTATTAGAAGCTTCTTGTATGACTTCGAGAACTACCTGTAACCGGTTCCTGACATCGAACTCTAGAACAGTTCCGTCATCCGTGTAGACTGCCCCTCCTGAAAGTTGTAATAGTTTATTCAGTTGGATAGCTGCGTTGACCGCGCTTACTTCTTTCCCCGCTGCCTCTAACATCATGTTTTGTTTGAGCTTTTTATAGTACTTGCTTTGCTGTGGCGTGAGGGGGGCCTCCCGTTCTATATAGGTGACAGGGGGTAGATCCAGACATTGTGATCTTTCAAAGCGTATGGCTGGTTGCAAGACTTTATGCACCGTTTGCTGGGCATCGGGTTTAGGAGCCCACTTGAACTGCGTTACTTTATACATGACCTCATCACGAAATCGACCAAAATACGTGGGGGTATTCTCGGGGTTCACCAGCTTGGCTAACCCAAAAGCATCAACAGGAGACTGCGCGGCTGGTGTGCCAGTGAGCATCCACAACCAAGGAGTTTTATTAACAATGTCCCGTAATATTTTCCACCGATTAGTCTGAGCATTCTTGTAGGCATTGGCCTCATCAACAACAATCAAGTCAAACCCGCCCGCCAGGATTTCTTCTTTGATTACACCTACCCCATCAAAGTTTATGATCACGAACTCAGCCCCAGCGGCTAAAATTTTCTTGCGTCTTTCTGCCGAGCCGTGGGCCACTGAGCAGCTCCGATGCATCGCAAACTTAAACAGATCTTGCTGCCACGCTGACTTCATTATGGACAGGGGGCACAACACTAATACTCTTTTAATATCCCCACGCTTCATCAAGTAGTCTACCGCCCATATAACGGAAGCAGTCTTACCGGTGCCCTGCTCGTTGAAGCAGAAAGCTTTTTTATTGAGCGTTAAAAATGCAGAAGTTACTTCCTGGTGTTTGAAGGGAGTAAGCCTTCCAGTCCACTGGTAATCACGATGGATGGGAGAGGGGACATTATTCAGTTTAAGATGCGACAGCTTTTGCGCTTCGGGTAACTCCCAGTTAACCAACACTTTATACACATCCCCCTCACGGGAGAGTACATGACTTTTCTTTATGGCTTCGGTAATCAAGTGCGGCGTTTTCGTATGCAGCACAAGTGCTCTATTTTGAATGACTTCCAATGCATCACCCCTCATGGCGCCGCCGATGAGACCGCAGAGTTGGCCGCATACCTTGCTGCAATAGACGGGTGTTAGGAACCCGTGGTTGGTAATCCAAATATTCATATATTTTTAGTGTGTTACCCACCATAGGTCGCCAGTCAGTATTAAATTTATTACTTTTACCTTCATTACAATCGTTACAAAGTATTTGTAAATTGTCGAAACACAGTGCTATACGGGGGTTGTGTGACTTTGGAATTATGTGGTCTACATGCAACACTACCTCATGTTGGTGTGGGGTGCGATGGCATAATACACACCTGCCTTGGTAGGCTTCTAATACTTTGTACCGTACAGTTTTCCATTCTTTTTGTGTTTTCGGTTTGTTCCACCCATCGAAGATATCTTCACGGTCCATGTAACGTGCATGAAGCATTTGCATGTCCTCTAGCACTGTACCTGGATGAACACCTCGGCTAGATTTCCATCTTATCTGTTCAAAAATATCCCATTGCCAATATGTTATAGGACGCTCACACTTTATTAACTTGTGAGTAAATCCTTTTGTTGGTTCTTCGGAAAAATGAGCACGATACAAGTCTTTTAACAATCCCATGTGTATAGCAGAGTATTGAGGAGAGTCGGGATTTTTTAGGCTATGCAATAATGGTTCATTTAAATAGAGCAATTTGTTTGTATAGTCTTTCCAATCATTAGGTACATAAGCATCTATTTCGGGACTCCACCAAACCACATTACATCTAGGGGCCTCTTGTCTTGTCTCTTCAGCAAAAAGATTAACGTCATTTAAGTCTTGTATGATACGCATATCAACTCCTGTTATGTTCGCAATCAGTCACCGGACAATAAGCACATAGTGGCCCACTCTTTGGATTCCATACGTCTGATTCTTCTGCATCCGCAAGGCTATCCAGTTGCGGTTGGAAGGTGGCGAAGTAGGAATCACGCATAGTTACTATGTGTTTTTTGTGGATAAAGTCATTACTCACCACAAAAGCTAACGCCGATTTAATTTTTGTAAGTTGGGGGTAGTGTGTAAATAGTGCAGCGGCTACTGCATCCAACTGTTTTGTATCCGCGTAACGGGTGTTCTTCCCCGTTTTGTAGTCAATGGACAAAGCTGTGTCACCCTGCAAAATAACCAAGTCAGCTATCCCCCGCCACCAGACATCCTCGGCATAAAAGTCCGTAGGCTTGTAATCCAAACCGTCTTTAGCCACACCAAGCTTTACTTCACAAAGTTTCTCTCCAGGCAGTGCGGCTATAACGTCCAAGATACGTCTGAGAAATCTAAACCTTTTAGGGATAGGAGTGTTTGACGCTATAAATTCTTCCGCTGCCTTATGCACTTCCTCTCCATATATGGTGGCAGTGCTCCCTTTGTCCTTAACATCCCCTAGTATTTTTAAGTGGTAGTATTTTTTGGGGCATTGCTCAAATGTTTTAAGGCTGCTATAGCTCCAAGCGGTCATGGATTCTTTCCCTTGTACCCGTACCAGTAGCTGGCGATTAACCGCAATGCTTTTATGTGTGTTTCAATATAAGCCTTGTCTTCTTCGGGGTCATCAAACTTCAAATTCTGGTGGGCTCCGTTTTTTGCTCGGGTGAAAGTATTTTCCAGATCATCAAGAAGCTTAACAATCCCATACTTAGCAGCCGCATCGCATTGCTCTTCATTAAGACAAACTCGTTGTACTGTATAAATTTGGCCTTCCTCTATTTCCAAGTGCATCCCCGGTTCTAACCCATCGTTATGACCAGAATAAATATCATCCATATCTAAGTTTTTTATTACAGTTTTCATTTGTCCTCCATTAAAGCTTCAAGAACAGCAGCAGTAAAGCCATTACCTTGTATCTCACCAAATTTAGTCTTAAACTCTATGCGTTCTTCATCGGTGACAAATCCGTTACTTCTTGAGTCCATTATTATTTTTGCAAATTTGTACCATTTATTTTCTCTAGGTTCCGTTCTGGTTGGTTGTCGTGGGCCAAGCGTATTAAAGTCTTCAGGGTGACTATCCATTCTTTTAAATACTATAGCCACTCCATGGTTTGTTTTATC